CCGGAGTTCAGGCCGACGCTGCATCAGCAGGCACAGAACTGGGCGACAACTCGTGCTGGGATGGCGAGGGGAAACAAGTTCACCTACGACAGGGGAAAGGGGAACATCGAGGAGCAAGCGGGAGCGAGTGTGCAGGGCGGCGGCAAACTCAACCCCCGCTGGGTGGAGACCCTGATGGGTCTGCCAGTGGGATGGACTATGCCCAGTTGTGCGTCTCCTGTGACAATAGAACGGATGAGCTGCGCCTCCTCGGAAACGGCGTCGTCCCAGCCACCGCAGAACGGGCCTTCCGAGTCCTGATCCAAGAACTGCTATGATGTCCACCCATGAGATCGAGCAGTGGCTCGGGACGCCGCTGTTCCTCGTGCCGCAGGAACCCGGCACCAAGATCCCGATGGTCAAGTACACGCTGGAGAAGATGGAGACCACCCAGCGCCCGGTGTACCGAGCCATGCTGGAGGCCAGCAATGTGGCCGTCAGGCTGGGCGAGTGGTCGGGCGGCCTGTGCGCCATCGACTTCGACGATGACGAGGCCCTGGAGCAGTTCCTAGCCGTCAATCCGGTGCTGCAGGGCAGCGCCAGGTGGAAGGGAAAGAGAGGTGCGCAGATCGGCGTCAGGATGACCGGGAAATACCCCGGGCCATGCGCCGAGCGCAGCGCCACCGAGTTCATCGAGGTCAACGGCAGGCAGTTGGGCCGGCCGCTGTACGAGTGGAGGAGCACGGGCAACCTCAGCACGGTCAAGGGCGTCCACCCGAGCGGCTGCGAGTACAGCGTGCTGGTCGACAGGCCGCCCGTGGCCATGGACTTCAGCCAGATCCGGTGGCCGGAAGGCTGGCCCGTGCCAGGCAGCAGGGATGCCATGGAGACGCTCCTGCGGCAGCACGGCGTGCCTTGGGCCTTCGGGAGGAGCGGCACAGGCAACCTGCACGCACGCTTCTTCGCCGGCTACATGATGAGCAAGGACCGGTACCTGTGGGATGCGCAGACAGGCACGCACTACTGGTACCAGGCCGATAGGGGAATATGGATCAGCATGACGCCGGAGGAGATGGCCCGGCGTGCGCTGGAGGTCACGAGCAGGGTGCTGCTCGATCAGGTCGCCAGCACCGAGGATCCGCGGCTGCCCAGCCTGCTGCCAAGGATGACCGCGGCCTTCGCCGATCAGGTCGTCGACTTGGTTGGCAAGCTGACGGTCGAAAGACACCCCTTCGGCCGGCCCAACGCCGTGGTGCATACCAGCAACGGCATGGTCGATCTCAGGAGCGTGCCATACGCCGTCCACGGGTTCGGCCCGGAGTGGATGTCGAGGAACCAGACGCCGGTCAGGTATGTGCAGGGCGCCGAGAGCCCGATGCTGCAGGCGTTCCTCGATCACGCGCTACCGGAGAAGGAGGATCAGCTCATGCTGCAGCGCTGGGGCGGCCTGGCGCTGCTGCAACGCAATAGGGCGCAGGTCATCCTGGTGCTGACCGGAACAGGAGGCGGAGGCAAGAGCACCGTGGCGGGGCTGGTGCAGAGGATCGTCGGCGAGGAGAACTGCAGCGAGCTGAGAACGAATCACTTGGGCGGACGGTTCGAAGTAGGCAGCTTCCACGATAGGACGCTGCTGATAGGCAGCGACGTTGCCCCGGACTTCCTGAATTGCGATGGCAGCCAAGTGCTCAAGGCCCTGACGGGCGGCGACAGGCTGAACGCCGAGTTCAAGGGCAGGAACGGCCTCAAGGCCTTGGTCGGTGACTGGAACGTGCTGGTGACGGCCAACAGCAAGCTCAAGGTCAACGTACAGGGCGATTTGGGGGCGTGGTCGAGACGGTTGCTCCTGCTGGACTTCAGCCAGCCCAAGCCGCAGAAGGTCATCAACAACTACCACGACGTGATGATAGATAGGGAGGGCAGTGGTATATTGAACTGGTTTCTCAGAGGCGCGGAGGAACTTGTTACTATAATGAAAGACGGTAAGGCGTTCCCAATTAGTGACAGGCAGAGAGCAATGGTCGACAACCTGTTGAGCGAGAGCGATAGCGTGCGGTATTTCGTCGTTAACTATGTACGGGCAAGCAGCATGACGTCCGACTCAATAACGACTGAAGAACTATACGATGCCTATTTGCAAATGTGTAGTCATAAGGAGTGGAGCCCAGAACCAGAAAAACGCTTCCAGATGAGGGCAGCCGATCTAATGCTGGAAATACACCAGGCAATGCGGAGCAATCACGTCAATAGAAAAAACCGGGAGGAATCTGGGCAACGAGGATTTATGAAGGTCAACTTGGTTTTTGTGGACAATGAAAAGTATGACTAGAAAAACGGAATGTGGTACGGATGTCACAACCTGTTCTCACTCGGTGGAGGATTGGGAGAGGCCTGAACGTGCACCAAAAGGCAAATGGAGTGGAGGAAGGCCGTGACATCTGTACCACATTCCCTGCGGTCAGGCCTCATCGAAAGGCTGCGTCAAGATGGAAAAGGCATGGTCGGGCGTTGCCCGGCCTGCGCAGAAGTGGGTGCTGATAGACACGGTAACCATTTGATCATATGGCCGGATGGCAAATACGGATGCGTATGTCACCCAGGCAGCCAAGGCAGGGTTCACAGAAGACGGATATTTGAGCTAGTAGGGGAGTCTAAACAACAACGGAACAAACATCTACCATCGACACCATTGGATATATCACTGCTATGAGCAAAACACATAACGACAACCTAAGACTGTTAGCCGAGGCACCGCAAATCATATCGCGGGCTGTCAAGGCAGGATTGATATCTTACCCGGCCAAGCAACGCTTCAACGAAGACGGTTCGCCAGATCCGATGCTGCTTGAAGACACCGAATCCAACGTCACAAGGCATACGCCCGAAGCCATGATGCACGCCTACTACCTGCGTAGCCTCGGCCTAGGCCTCGACGCCACCGCCAAGGCCTGCAACGTGCCCCGCGGTTCCATCGTCTACATGATCTCCAAAGGCCACGAACTCACCCTCGCCAAAGAACGCGAGGCAGCCGCCCAGGCAGCGCCAAGGCCGGAGGAGTTGCAATGAACACCACAACCAGTCAACAATCCCCACAGATGGAAGATCCATTCCTGTACGCGCCCACACCCAAATCAGTCGTCCAAGAGGAGACCAAGGCAGGCACAAGGCCCTCGATCCACGTCAGCCTGTACGCCTACGGAGGCGTCTCCGCGGCCTGCCTGATGTCTTGGGTCGATCTCACCGCAACCTTCGCCCGTAGCGACCGCCAGACCGATCTACGCACCATCCGCGAGGATGCGCTCATCAGTCGCAGCCGTTGCCGGGCAACCAAGTGGTTCCTCGACTCAGGCAAGGACGTCTGGGTCCAGATCGATCACGACATCGAGTTCGCCGCGGCAGACATCATCCGTATGGCCGAGCTGGCCCATCAGCACCAGGCAACCGTCTGCATCCCCTACCCCTGCCGCACACTGCCGCCCAGGCCGGCCCTCAGACCCAAGGCAGACCACCTGCAGGCCCTGAAGTTCCAGACGGCCAACGCAGAGTCGGCCTCGGAGCTCGTGCCCATTCAGATGTTCGCATCAGGATGCCTCGCAATCCCCCGTAAACGCCTCGTAGAGACGCTGGAGAAGTTGGGGAGCCCCAAGGTAGTGCACCCCTACAGGATCGAGTGGTGCAAGGACGTGCGCGTTGAGGAGTTCCCGACGCTGTGGATGCCGCTGGCCATCGACACCATGCCCGGGCAGCTTGAGTACCTTTCCGAGGACTTCGCCGCGGCCCTCCGCATGACCCTGTGCGACGTGCCGCACTACTCCATGATGCCCAAGAAGCAGCTCAACCACTGGGGAGAGTTCCCCTACAGCTTTGCGCCTTATGCCGGGTAAGAAGACAAGGGCGTCGCTGAATGATGTTGCTGCTAAGGCGGGCACAGACCGTAACCGCGTGACATGGGCACTGCGTGATGATCCCAAGCTGTCTCAAGAGTTTAAAGATAAGGTCAGAAAGGCTGCAGCAGAGGTTGGATACATTAAGCCACCAGAGAACCAGCACCCAAACTCCAAGCTGGATCAGGAGAAGGCTGACGCAATCGTTGAAGGCATACTGCTAAACAAGCCGCTTGCCCAGATATCCAAGGAAACAGGACTGAGCGAGCATACTGCGTTCAAGTACATTCGCGGAGTCAAGGTGCCGTCAGATTATCCTGAGAATGAGGAGGACTGGCGCAAGGATGTTACCGGGTTCATGGAGGTGGCAATTTGGAAGGGAACCAAGCGTTTGGCGGAAGATTCCATGACATTTATCGATGACAGGAGCTTACCCGTAGCAGTAGCTGTGCTAACAGATAAGCTTGCTGTTATAAAAGGCCAGCCTACCAGCATTCACCTCGCCATGACGGCCTCGGTGAACCATCGCGACCTGATGAAGGACTTGAAAGAGCGGGACGTGACCCCCGTGAACGACGAGCAACTGCCCGATGCGGTTTAGGTATCGGCCCCAAATGTCCTACCCCTCCCGCGGTATGCGGGGCAAAACCATCGAAAACAGGCCTGTTTCGACGCAATCGCGCACAATAGCAGTTATATTCACTTGGTCGCCCAAACACGCAGCAAACCCGCATGAACATTGGTCGAAACGCACGTCAGGCACCCTCGGCAAAGCCAATGTCCTACCCCTCCCCCGCCGCCCGGCGCCGCGGCAAGACCAAGGCCGCCCAGGCCCCCGGGGGAGGGGGTCGGCCTTCGGCCGAAACGGCTAAAAGTCGACGGGTTTCTTCGAACGAAAAATATCCAGAAACGCTTGAACTAGACGCCCTGGCCCTCGCTGCCCGGGACGTCCTCGACCTTGCCTACGAAAACTCAATCCTCCGCCGTGAACTCGCCAGCATCCGCCGCCGCCTCCGCACCGCGTTGCATGACCTGCAGCGCACCGCTCGTCATCATCAAGCAGCACAGCGGACCCAAGCAGAAGCGGTTCTGCGACGAGAAGTGCAACATCGCCTGGTGGAACGAGCAGCCGCAACACCCTGTCATCCCCAAGGTCGACGCCTCGCACCCTCGCGCACTTGAGCTGAAGCAGAAGCGCACGCAGCTCGTTCTCCTCGAAAAGGCCGACCCGTACACCTACGGCTACATCCCGGACCACTGGGAGGTGGCCAATGCGGAATATGCAGCCACCCAGGAGCTGCTGATCAGCGGCGGCAACCGTGCCGGCAAGACGCTCTGGGCTGCCCGGCGCGTGGTTCAAACACTCCTTGAGAAGGAGAACGCCAGCGTCCTCTGCTGCCACACCTCGCACGCCACCAGCGTCACCGTGCAGCAGCCCGCCATTTACAACTACCTGCCTGTCGCCCTCCGAGCCACCAAGAAGGGCCGGATCCACTACTTGAACTACAGTCGCAAGAACGGCTTCACCGACGGTTCGTTCATCCTGCCCAACGGTTCGCGCTGCGACTTCCTGAACTACACGCAATCGGAGAACACGATCGAGGGCCGCGAGGCCGACCTGATCTGGTGCGACGAGCTCGTACCGCAATCATGGGTGGAAACGCTGCGCTACCGTCTCATCACGCGCCGCGGCAAGCTCCTGATCACGCAAACCCCACTGGAAGGCGTTGCCTCGGTCTACAAGGAGTTCACTGCAGGCTCGGCAATCACGGCCTTCCACGACGCCGAGCTACTGAAAGGCAAGCAGGGCCTCCCCACTTGGCCCCTAGGCAAGGCTGCCCGCACGATGGTGCAGGCCCAGACCAACCGTCGCACGGTGTTCTTCTTCTCTGAGGACAACCCCTACAACCCGTTCGACGAGATGAAGCTGAAGCTCGTGGCCTCGCCGATGGGGCAGATTCTGACCCGGGCCTACGGCTGGGCCTCGGACAACATCGGCAAGGCTTTCGCCCGGTTCCGCCCTGAGATCCATTGCATCCCTGCCTCCTCCGTACCTCCCGGCGGCACGCTGTACATGGTCTGCGATCCGGCCGGCGCCCGCAACTGGTACGCCCTCTGGCTTCTGGTCTACGAGGACGGCAAGCGCATCGTCGTCCGCGAGTTCCCCGACTTCTCCAACTACGGCGAGTGGGCCTTGCCATCCGAAAAAGCCGACGGCAAGGCCGGCCCGGCCCAGACCCTAGAGGCCGGGCGCTCGATCTCGGAATACCGTCGCCTGTTCCGGCAGATCGAGTCCGACTTGAACTACGGCGAGCCGATCATGCGCCTGATCGACCCCAAGGCAGGCGGTTCTCCCGCCCTCTCGGAGGCCGGCGGCACGACCCTGATCGACCTCCTGGCCGAATCCGACGATCCCACAGACGACGGCATGGCCTTCGTACCTGCCCCGGGCGTGCCTGTCGACCAGCGGACATCCGCGATCAACTCGCAGCTCTCCTACGATGCCACGCAGGAGCTGACCTCGATCAACGAGCCATCGCTGTACATCGTGAACGACTGCACGAACCTGATCTATGCGCTCTCGGAGCATACCGGGCGTGACGGGCAGAAGGGTGCGACCAAGGATCCCATCGATTGCCTGGGTATGTTGTTGGTCTCGGGTCTTGCGTTTGTCGGCCGCGGGGGGTTTGATTCTCGCGGCGGCGGTGGATACTAAAGCAACACGATATGCAAGGCGATTCATACAAGACGGCGACCGACGTGATGGCGCGGGTTGGCGAGGAGCCCAATGTGCCTGCACTGACCGAGGAGTTGCGGCGCAGTGCCACCGACTACGGGGTGTTTTCCCGGGTGGACCGTGTCGAGCAGGTGCGGTACTGCAGGTGGCAAGGCCAGACCGACGACGGGAAGAAGTGGAACGACGCCAACCGGAACAAGCCGGCCTTCCCATGGGACGGCGCCAGCGACACGCGCATTCCGTTGGCCGACGAGGTGATCAACGGCCTCGTGGACCTCTGCTCCACCTCGTTCTGGCGCTCGATGCTGCGTGTCTCGCCGTCGAACGTGTCGCAGTTGGATCAAGCCGTCACCGCGCACAACCTGATGGACTGGGCGACCAACGCGAAGATGTACAACGACCTGACCCGCGAGGTCGAGTTGCTCTCGCAGTACCTGTGGACCTACGGCTGGGCCGGCGTGCACGTCACCTGGCAGCAGGAGTTGGGGCAGAAGGAGCAGTACCTGACGATGGACCAGATCGTCGCCCTAGCCGCCCAGTCACCCGAGGGCTCGGTGCTGGCCGATCTGCCCAACCTCATCGCCAATCCAGAGGCCGACGATCAGTCTGCGGAGCTCCTGCTGGCTGCCTTCCCCAACCTGCGCAAGCGCCGTGCGTTGAAGGCCATCCGCGAGCTGCGCGACGAGGGCGAGTGCGACTTCCCGGTGCCTACGATGGTTACGAACAAGCCGATGATCGCGGCTCTCGCACCATGGGACGAACTGGTGTTCCCGCCCGAGACGACCGATATCCAGAGTGCCCGGGTGATCTTCCGCCGGTTCTACATGACGGAGGCCCAGCTTCTGAACAAGGTCGAGGTGGAGGGCTGGGACAGCGAGTGGGCGCAGGAAGCGATCAACACGATGGGCCGTTTCTCGGACTACTCGGACTTCTCCTACTCTGTCGGCCTTGCCGAGAACAGCATCCTCGACCGCGAGAACCTGATCGAGGTGGTCTACGCCTACCAGAAGGCCATCGATTCCGACGGCATTCCGGGCGTGTTCTACACCGTTTTCAGCCCTCAGGTCGGCAACAAGTGGGGCTACTTCGAAGCTCTGGAATACTCGCACGGTCAGTACCCCTTCGTTGTCTGGCGCTCCGAAGTCGTTCACCGCCAGATCACCGAGAGCCGCGGCGTGCCCGACATCTGCTCGACCTGGCAGCACGAGGTGAAGGCCCAGCGCGACTCGATCTTCGACTACACATCGCTGGCCACCCTTCCTCCCATCGAGGTGCCGAAGACCCGCGGCGGCAACCTCAAGATCGGCCCGGCCGTGCAGGTGCCGGTGCTGCGCCGCGGCGAGATTGGGTTCCTGGCGCCTCCGG